GTGGTCCAGTAGCCGCTGATGGCGACGCGGGCCCACTCGTGACCTGCTGCGATCGCGGCGATTTCGGAGGCGATGGCGGTGCCGTTGTCGGTGGCGACGATGACGTCCAGCGGCAGGTCGACGTTGACCTCGTTGCCGTTGAGCCGTTGCCGGGTGCTGTTGACCAGCAGGGCGCTGACACTGCGCTTGCTGGAGTCGGCGGCGCCGATGTCTTTGACAGCTTTGAGCATGCCCACCAGGCGGGTCATGCCTGCAGCTCTGGGGTCGCTGGTGCTGGCGGCCAGTTGGCTCTCCAGCTCAGCAACGCGGGCTTCGAGGTCGGCTTTGGTAGCCATGGGATAAGGCCGGCTCGGGGCCGGGCGAAAGAACCCAAGCGCCGCAGCAAGGAGCGCAGATGCACTGCTGTTGAGGCGCATGAAAAAGCCCCCACCCCGGCGGCGCGGAGTGGGGACGGCGGCGGTCAGGCGAATTCGAGTTCGAGCTGCCTGACCTGGTCTCTTGCGCGGCTGATCAGCTCGGCGCAGTAGGCGAGAAATTGTTGCTGGTAGGGATTGAGCGGGTGGCCATCGAGCACCTGGTCATGGATCTCATCCACCTGGTGGTAGAGGAGCTCCAGTTCCGGGTCGATGGCACCGCTGAGAATGCGGCCGTCGGAGGCCAGGCGGATGTCGCGCCGGGCCAGCAAGCCGAGCCGGTGCAGCAGCCGCGAGAGGCGGTCTTCGGACATGGGGATACCCGGCGGAGCCGGGGCGAAAGAACCCAGGCGCCACGGCAGGCCAGGCAAATGCACTGCTGCTGAGGCGCATGAAAAAACCCCCACCCGCAGTTGGCGAGTAGGGGTCTGACCACCGACGCCCTCAGGCTATGGAGCCGGGGCTTGGGTGGCTGAGGAGCGACTCAGATAGAGGCGGCAGAACTCCAGATGGGCTGCATGTTGGCTGGGCGGCCAAGTTTGCATTTGACACTGCTGCCGGGTAGCTTGATCGAGATGAGCAGCGAGCGAATGTACGCCGCTCATGATCAACACTGGGGCAGCGATAAGGCCGGCAACCGTGGCGCGAAGAGGTGTCATCGAAGCAGGGGTGCGCATGCACTGCTGAAATGGGACACCCCCTGGCCCGGGGTTGGCTGGGCGAGGCAGCGTGTACCGCGGCCCCCAATTAACATCCACTGACACCATGAGACTCGCATGGGACAGTGGAGTAATTGATAGCGAAGCAGCGCTGGCTGCCGCTGCTTGCCGTCTCAATTTTGGCGATTGCTGCCGCTTGAATTGTTGCTATGGTTGAGGCATGGAACGCTGCTTTACGGCTAAGCGAGTGATAGAAACCGCAACCGTTAAGCAACTGAATCCAAGCCAAAAACCACAGCGCACCAATGGGTTTGGCGCCCAAGGAGTGAAGCGTGAGAGTGAAAGTAAGAAGTTTATAGCGCGTGCTGATGTGTAGCGAGAGAGTGTTTGCGCCACAGATGTAGGCGACTAAAGTAACACTAAGGAGCGATTAAAGCGCACAACGTTAGAGCGCAGGTGTGCGCGTCGTAGCGGCAGCGGTGCGCGTTCTACTGCTCCACTGCTGCCTCACATGCAGCTGCTGTGTGTCAGCGGTTAACAACAGAGCGCTGCCCCCGTTGCCGCTCCTGAGGCCTGCTGCAGGCCGCTGACGCTGCGTTTGTTACTCCTTTGCTCCCCTCTGAGGCGCTACTTCTTTTTTTGTTTGCCGACTCCCTCAACTTCACTGGGGTGTTTGATGTGTACCGCGCGGCGCAGCAAAAATTGTTGGGTCGCTAGGGGAGCCGTTTGTTAATTGGCCTTGCTTCCTAGGGAGCAAAAGCTCAGTGTTAGGGCCCGGACAGAAGTGGTACTCCAGTTAGAGCGAATTGGGCAAATTTGGTGGTTTGCTGACTCTCGATAGACTTGGCGTACGAAATACACGCCAAGGCGGGCGAATGGCGCAACAAATTTCGCGCGAAGAGTGGGAGCGCAGATATGGCCGTGGCCGCGGTGAACGGCCTCAGCCGCAGAACATTCCCGGCCTACCACCCGCCGATGAGGTCCTCAGCGAGCTGGCCTACGTGCGCCAACTCGAGGACGCGGCTGCTCCCGCCGATCCCGGGCGCGCCGTGGCCTACAGCCAGCGCTTCGGCCCCCAGCAGGACAACGTGTTCAGCCGCCTGTTCCGTGGTCGCCGCGGTGAAGGGCGCGCCATGGACGAAGCCCAGCTGCAGCAGCGCCTCGCAGACGAGCTGACCCGTCAGTCCCTGGTGGCAGGCGAGTCGCAGCGCCCGGATGCGCTGTTCGCAGCGGCCCTGGGGCGACCCGTCAGCTCGGAAACCGCCGCGTTGGCTCAGGCTTACCTCACCCTGCCGGGCAACGAACCGCTCACCCCGGCCGAAGCGGTGGCCCTGGCCGAGCAATCCGGCGCGACAGCCGCGGCTCGGGGTCCGGCGCGGCGCTCGAGCGACCCTCAGCTCGCTCAATTGGCCCAAATCGTGGCCCAGAAAGGGGAAATTGGCCCCGATCAGGGCCTGCAGCAGACCTTGATCGCCGCCAACCGCGGTCTGATTGATCCAGCCCTGCCGATCGAGCCCCAACTAGCCGCCCTCAGTCCCGAAGACGCGGCGGAATTGGCCCTCAGGGCCCGCAGTTTGACCCAATTAGAGCAATTATCCGCTGACGACACCGCCTTGACAGCCCAATCCCTGGGTGCCGGGCGCACGATTGGCGGACGTCGCAACCCATTCCGCAAGGAAAAGAGTGGCGCGGCGGAAGCGGCGGTGCTGCGCACACCGGGCAACGTGCTATCGGCCGGCTTGGAGTTCCCCCAGGGCGATGTGCTGCTGCCCATCCTGGTGGCCCCCAAGAGTCAGCAGGTCTGGAGCGAGGCCGCTGACCCGATGACCCCTGAGATGCAGGTGGCCCAGTACTACGCCGGCAAGGATGAGGCCGGCCGCAGCCGTTTTGCCCCTTCACTGCGCGATGCCCGGGTGCTCTACGTCAACCCCTACGCCGAATTGCCGCTGCCGGTGGTTGAGCGCCTGGGCTTGGACCCGGTGCTGGTGCCGGTAGAGAAGGATGTCTCCGGCGCCTACGACCAAGACGCCTTGAACGTGCCGATTCCCGACGTCGGCGAGGCGGCCAACGTGCTGCCCCCTAAGGCTGACCCCGGCTACCGGGCTGCGGTCAATCCCGTTTACCGCAACCCCACCTTCGCTGAAGCGGTCAACGCGCTCTCGCTGAAGTACCGCACCCCGATCAAGGACTTCACCGAGGACATGCTGCTCAACCGCGGCCGCTACTACGCCGATGCCCTGGTGGATCGGCCCGATGTCGCGGTGTTCGCCCTCGGGAACAAGCGCCTATCTGACGGTGCCCCGGCGCCGATCGCGGCCTATTTCGAGCAACCCGCTGATCCGATGGCGCCGCCGGTAGCCAGCGTTCGCGTGGGCGGCGGCCAGAAGCGCAGCCTTGAGTTTTACAGCGCTTTTGACGACCTGGTCGATGCCCTGGCTGGCGGCGTCTATGGCCGCGGGACGGTGGCAGCTGAGTTGGTCGGGGCCAGTCGTTACAAGCCCGCCCCTGCGAGCACCTTGCCCGGGGTTGTGCGCTACGGCGCACTGATGAACCTGCGCAGCACCGATCCCCTGGTGGCGGACTACCAGCGTCGGTTGCTGGATGAAGCCGGTTTCCCGGTGACCTCGGCTGCCAGCAATCCGCTGCTGGGGGTGGTGGATCTGCTCGAGCAACTTTCGGCGGCGCCTCCCTCGGATGCCCCCTTGCCGCAAGTGGCGCGCTCGGCAGCAGACGCCGAGCCGGCCGTGGCTCCCCGCGGCCAGAGCGGTGCGGCTCGCCTGCTGGCGCGCGCCAAGCAGCCTTTGTTAAACGCAGCTGCTGCTAGCCGGCCGACCACTGATCGTTCGCGTCAGGGCGTGGAGCGCGCCACCGCTGAACTGTTGCAGCGCCTTCTGGGTGGCGAGGCGACCGCCCAGCCCCGCCCTGAGCCCAGCGCTCCGGTCGCCGCGAGCCGCCCGCGGGAGCGTTTCCGCCAGCCCCTGATTCCCGGCACCGAGGCGGCGCTCCTCAGCTCCGGCTATCGCCCCGATCCGGCCGATGCCCTAGCGCGCTACATGGCAGTCCGCGCCCCGGAAGCCCCGGTTCAGACACCTGAGCGCGTGGTTCAATACGTGCCCGAGGAGCTGTACTCCCGCTTTTGGCAGGCTCCGGCCGCTGCCGCTCCCCAGGCGCCGCTGCAGCAGCGGACCGCTGCAGCCCTGCGCCGGCAGCCCGAGCGCCAGTTGGACCTGGGGCTGCAACTGCCCTACTCCGCCACGGGCTACACCCCGGATCCGGTGGATGCGCTCTCGAGCTACATGGCGCGCCAAGCAAGGGCCCAGGCCGCCGAGCTCCCGCGTCGCACCCCAGATGGCGATTCGGTGCTGGCTGCCCAGCCCCGCACGCCCGATGTGGTGCAGACCGCTTTAGGACTGGAGCGCCTTGCTCAGCAGCAGCGTCAGCAGGTGGTCAGCGAGCAGGCCAGCGCCGTGCCCCAGGCTGCGGTGACGCAGACCAGTGAGCAGTCACCCCTGAACGCTCCGCCAGCGCCGGCCACCAGTCCGTCCCGCCAAGCTGATGAACTGTTGCGCCGCCACCGCGCCAGGTTGTTGTCATGAGTGCCGGTGAGCGGACCAAGGCCAGGACCCTGGCCCAGACGTTTCGCGCCATGAAGCGACCCGCGAGCCAGGGCGGCACCGGTGGCACCTTCACGGCAGCGGCCACCAAGGCGGGTTACCCCGACACCCCGGCAGGCCGCGAGGCGTTTGCTGATGCAGTGCTGAAGCAGCGCGACGAGCACTCGAGCAAGATGGTCAAAAAGGCGAACTTTTACAGGAACGTCATCGCCAATTAGCTCGTTAAGATTGGTTTACTCGCCGTCATGGTTGCGTGGCCTTTCGGCTACCCGAGAACTATCCGATTGCTCTGGGTCAGGCGCAAGAGCAGAAGCGGCAGCAGGAAGAAGTTCCCGTCGCTTTTGGCTATACCGCTGGCGGACCCCAACGTTTTGCTGGCGAGCGTTTGACCCGTCCGATGGGTCTGGACGGTGAGTTTGGGCAGCAGGCCAATCGCGATCCAGGCTTCAAAAAGTATCTGGGTTCGTTTGTTGGCCAGTGGACCAATGGACCATTTGGTCCGATGACAGCAGGACCCTCATCGCCCTCGGAGGCAGCGTGATGCGATTGGCAGCCGGTGGCTTACAGGGATTGCTGAAGGTGCTCAAAGAGTCGCTGGTCCCGCGCGGCGTCACTGACGGCTTGCTGCGCTACGGACCCGATGCCGGCTTTGCGCTTTACAGCGCGGCTGCGGCGCCCGGCGGCTTCAACCCCATGGTGGGTGTGGAGGACCTGGGCATCAGCCTGCTGGGTTCGGTGGCGGGATCGACGGCGGGCTCGCTGGCCGGTCGCCGCCTGGCCCGGGGGCTGGACGCAGAAAAGGCGACAGAGCGCATTGCTCAGGCCCAGCAGGTGGGTGACCTGCTGGTCTCCGCGCCTTTGCAGATCGCCGCCCCGCGTCCGTTCCTGCAGAGCGCCATCGAGCAGAACTTCCCCAAACCCGCCGCCCAGAAACAACAGAGCGAGGTCGCCAGTGAGCGGGAGATGCAAGAGGCGCTGCTGCTGTCCCTGTTGACCGCTGGTACCACGGGCCTGGGCGTGGGGGTCTGAGCCGATGGCCCCGGATCCCGCCTCCAATCAGGCGATCTTTGAGCAGGCGTTCCTGGCGAACCCGCGCAACTTCACGCGCCGCCTGGACGATCCCTCGCCGATCGAGGACATGCTCGGCAGTTCGCCGGCTCTGGATTTGCTGCGCCAGTACCTGCCCGAAAGCGTCGGTCAGACGAGCTGGGGCCGGGGACTGGCTGCCTACATCCCCAAGGGACCCGATCCTGAATCCCTGCGCGAGAAAACCCGCCGCGCCTTGCTGAACACCCCATTGGGCGGTTACGCCAACGAGCGGCTCGCGGATTTTGACCTGGCGCGCGCTGAAGACCCCCAGCTGCAGCGCCAGACCCTTCGGGTCGGCCAGGTTCCGGCCGCTGGCGGGATGGGTGAAGTGCCCACTTCCAGCTTGCGGGCCGGAGCCTCCCAGGCCGGCGGCGCCTTGCTGTCCGATGCCACCAGTGACGGGGCCCGCAACATCTGGTGGTTTCTCAATGCGCCCCAGGCCCTGGGCTCACTGGCGGTGCTGGCGGCGCTGCACCAGGGCGGCGAACTGTTCCGCGGCGACCGTCCGATCGACGACAAAGGCCCTCTGCTCAAGCACCGGGGCCTGCGTCTGGCGGCGACGATGCCGGCGGTGCTGGGAATCACCATGGCCGTCGGCAATGCCGGCCGCATGCCTGGTTACAAAGCGGCGGTGCCCAGCGCGGCGGACCCGACCCAGGCCAGCGATCCTTTGGCTGAGGCCGTGACGCGCTATTTCCTGGGCCGCTCCGGCGCCCTGCTGCCCTATGAAGATTTCGTCAAGGAGCGCCCCGACGTCAGCCGCGACGAGTACGAGCGCTACAAGGCTTACCTGTTTGGCAATGCTTCGCCCCTGAAAGCGACCCTCGAGGGCATCCATGGCCCGGAGGTGACGTTCATGGGCAAGAGCATTCCCGTGGCAACCGGTTTGCTGCCGGCGGTGGCGGCGGCGGTGGGGGCTGGCTATGGCATTCGCCGCGGCGGCCAGCGGCTCAAAGAGAGCGGCGCCTTCCGTCGCCTGGAAACGGCGGACGCCGATGTCAAAGGCGCCTACGCGGACCTGCAAGAGGTGCAGCGCAGTTTGCGGGATGTCACTGATCCGTCGGCAGCAACGCCCTACAAAACGGCCAAGGAGAACTACGATGCGGCCGTCGCTGCACGAGACAGCGTGCAAAAAGCCAATGACCTGGAATTGTTCAAGCATTCCGCTGGTTTGAGCGCCCTGTCAATGGGGGGTGCGGGCCTGGTCGGGCAGCTTTTAGAATCAATTCGACGCGGCATCAAAGGCCCGGCACCCCAGGACGACGGCTCTGATTTGCAGGTACTCCCGTCATGATGTTTCCAGGCTTTGGTGGATTTCAAAGTGGATCCGGCTCCATGCTCTCGGGTATGGCAGCCCAGCAGGCGGCTGACAATTTGAACCTGGCTGATTCTTCTAACCGCGCTCTCGCCCGGGCCAAAGGCGCCCAGTACACCGCTGACGCGATTGCCGCCAGTGCCAGTGCTGACGCGGAGGCGACCCGCAGTGCCGGCATGGCCAATCTGATTGGTGCTGGGATCGGAGCTGTCGCCAACATCGCCAAGGCGGCGACTCCAAGCCGATCGTCCGGCGGCGGCTATTCCAGTAACGCCGCGGGCTTTGGTGGCTCCTTCAACTCCGGCATCGCGCCGCTGCCCGGGGTGCCCGATTACAGCGGTGTGTTTCGCTCCGGGGGGTCCTGGAACTGAGATGGCGCTCTACGACTCCAGTCCGTCCAGCAACCTGAGCCGCGATTCACGGGCGTTCAATTTTCTTGCCAGCGGCATGCCGACTTTTGGCCAAGAGGCCAAGGCGTTTCGCCGCCGCAGCGAGCAGGACGATGCTGAAACCGCCGTCCCTTCGGCGATCCAGGGGGCGGCTAACACGTTCTCCGGCGAGGGCACGGCCCGGCTGTTCAGCGACCCCGTGGAACAGCAGCGCAATTACACCAAATTCGCTAGTAGCACCTTGGAGAACATCGGCGCGATGGAAGCCGAGCGCAAGCGCGCCGAAGCCGAACGCGCCGGGGCCCAGCAGCGCTCTGCCGCTTCTCAGCAGGCCAGCACCATGGGCCTGATTGGAACCGGGATCGGCGCCGCTGGCTCGATCGTGGCTGGCGTCTTGATATGACGCGCCCTGCGGCCGGGTTGCTTGATCGCACCCGCCGTCTGATCGAGCAAGGCCATCGGGCCCTCCCGAAATCCGCGATTGCCTGGTCTGGCGGCAAGGACAGCATGGTGCTGCTGCATCTACTGCGGGAAGCGGGGATCGCGGCGCCGCTGTTCTTCTTTCGCGAACCCTGGCAGCCCGGCAAGTACGAATTCCAGGATCGCCTGATTCGCGAGTGGGGCCTGCTGGTGTACAGCTGGCATCCGGCCGAGTCGGCCTTTCAGCAGGCGGACGACGAGTTCGAGGTGCAGCACTTCTACCGCTTCAACGGGGATTGTTTGACCTGTCCGACCGGCATCGTGCCACCGGTCGACGATCTGCCTTGGACCTGTGCGCTGGATATTCTGCGCCGCCCCAAGCAGTCCGAACTGCGGCTTGAGCAGGTGGAAGCCGTCTGGATTGGCCATAAGCGCTGCGATTCGGATCCTGTCCTGGGTGGCGACGCGGGTACTCGGGTGGAGGCCCGCCGGGTGTCCAGCGGTCTACACCTGCTATTCCCGTTGCGAGACTGGTCGCACCAGGACATTTGGGATTACATCGAGGCCTTCGATGTCCCCTATGACGAAAAGCGTTATGAAAAGGTGGATGGCCAATGGCGTGAGCGGCCAGACAAGCGCCACAGCGCCGATTACGTGCACGCGTGCACCCGTTGCCTTGATCGCCGCAGTGATGCCGCAAAGGTCGTCCCATGCCCGAAGCTCGGCATGGAGATCGAGAACATGGCCGCGTCAGTCCCTTGGGTGGAGCCGCACAAGCTGAGCTACATGGTGGACTGATTTTTGCTTTCTAGAATGCAAGACAAAGCATGCATTCTCGGTGACTCAAGTCGTTGACGCGACCATCATGCCGCGCTCTGAGGATTCAGAGGGACGTGCACCCGGTCGTCGCATGGCAGCGGATGCGTTGAACGACATCCTCGGTACGTTTGCCTCCCAGGGACGCGTGGGTCGTTTTGTGTTGTCGCCGCGGGGGCTGGCCACCGGTGGCGGCCTGGCGGCTCTGGCCGGTCTGATCAGCGCGGCCAACGAGTTCAACAATCCTGACCCCAGTCGCAGCTCGATGCAAAACGCGGCTGCCGGCGCCGGCGCGGGCGTGGGAACGGTAGGCGGCGCCTTGGGTGGCGCTCTGGCGGGGCGTGCGGTAGGCGCTGCACTCGGCGCTCCGCTGGGCCCGGTTGGAGCCATCGTGGGTTCTGCCTTGGGCGGCATGGTCGGCGGCGAAGCTCTTAAGGGACTGGCCAACGTAGTGACTGGCGCGATCGAAGGCAGCCCTGAGCAGAAGGCGCTCAATCAGGCGCGCCGCCAGGCTGAACTGGCACTGGAGTTGGACAAGCAGCGGGCCCAGGAGATGATGCCAGTGCAGATCGCTGCGGCCCAGGCAGCTCAGGACCTGCGATTGCGTGAGCAGCGTGATGCCGTGCTTAACCAGAGCCTGGGCAACTTGCTATTGCAGTCGGGGAACGCTTCTGCAGCTCAACAGCTCGCCATGACCCAGGCCTTGTTGGGCAGGGGGATGGCATGAACTTCGGCAATGTTGCCGCCAGCTTCTCGGCTAGCGCCAGGCCTGTGGCCCCTTTTCTGGAGGGGTTTGCCACCGTGCTCAGCAATGAGGCCACCAAGCAGCTGAGCAGCATTCCCGGTCAGAACGCGGCGATGAATTTAGCCCTGGCGCAAAGTGGCCTGAGTGAGTTAGGTGCTACCGAGCGACAGCGCTTGTCATTGCAGGCGCAAAAAGATGTACTCAATGCCCAGTTAGCTGACAAGGCATTGGACCGCCGCAGCGCTAATCGTGCTGCGATGTTGCGTATGGCTGGGCAGGTGTTCGGCAGTTCCCTGCCCGCCTTGACGCCAGGGGCTGCCAGTGTCGATCCGTTCGCTGCTGTGACCTCGATGGAGAATCTGTTTTCGCAGTTGGATCAACGCCGTGCTGCGCGCATGAGTGGATCGCGGGGTGTGGCTACCAACGCGCTGACCAAGCTATTTGGTTGATCGCAAGCAGCGTCTAACATAGGGTCATTGCTCTATTGCGCGCCATCGCCCCATGGCTGACTTCGGCAGATATTTCAACAACCTGATCGAGAGCGGACCTTGGGGTGATCGCGCTCTGGCGCGGACTGAGCGTCAAAACCAATTGGACGCTTTGGGTACTCAGCTGCAGCTGCGCAACTTGCAGACTGCGTTGAACAATCCTCAGCTCTCGCAAGAGCAGAAACTCCAGCAACTGCTGAAGGTCAAGACCCAGGTGGATCTTGCGAACCTGGGCCTCGAGCAGCAGCGGGGGAGCAGCCTGATTGGTCTGCGCGGTCAGCAGGTGGTGCAAGACACTGCGGCGCAAACGGCCCTACGCAATGTTGATGCCACCAATTTGAAGGGCCTGGAGGCCCAGCGCACCGGCCAAGCCCTGAAAATCCTGGGATCCGTCCAGGGCCAGGAGCAGCGTTTGCGTGAGGGTGATCTGGCTGCCATGGAGCAGGCCTTTCGGTACGCCAGTAGCGAGAACAGCGCCAACCGCGACCTACAGCAGCAGCAACTGGCGCAGGCTCGCACCCAGGGGCTTATCAACAGCATTCTTGGCACCGCCCTCGCCGCGGGCGGCCTGCTGCTGGGTTGAACGGTTCACCTGTTACTTGATTGACGATGTCTTCCTACGCCGCTAGCCCCAGCCGTCCCAACAGTTACGCATCGACCGCGGGACTCAATTTCAACGAGGGTGTCTCGGGCCTGGTTGACCTGGGTAATCGCTACAAGGACAATCCCACGATTTCCGGCCTGGTGATTGGCGGCCTGGCGGATTCGTTTCGCACCCAGGCCAATGTGGGTCTGGCTGGCCTGTACAACGACACCTTCCTCTCCAGTCAGGCCAAGTACCAGCGCGGCGTTGAAGAGGGCCGCAAAGCGGACACCTTGGAGATCATGGGCGCTGAATTGGCCGGCGCCCGGGGACTGCAAGAGGGACAGATCCGCGGTGCCATCGATCTGCAATCGGAGCAAAATCGCGGCAATCTTGACGTAACGCGCGAGCAGGGTCGCAGTAGCCTAGACATTGCTCGCGAGCAGGCGGCAGCTCAGCGCTACGGCTACGACAGCCAGGAGCGTCAGATCAGCCTCACCGGCTCAGAAGAACGCAAGAACCTGGGCGCCAAGACCAATCAGGAGTTGCGTTTGCGCGCCGACGCTCGCGGCGCCATCCGCGGCCAGGGCGCGAGGTTCTACGGTTGATGGCGATCGACAACGGTGGAGTGGTCGGCCTGTTTCTGGCGGCCCTGGACAACGACCGGCGTGAGGCCTTTCTCAACTACGCCGAGCACACTTACTCGATCTATGAGATCTGGCTGTATGCCTCCGTCCTCGGCTACGAGGCAGGGTTCACCGAGCTTGAGCGCTGGGTGCAGAAGCACTACCGCAAGCTCAATCGCCGTGAGTTGATGCTGGCGGAGGTCTGCAAGCTCGAGGCCGACATCGACATGTTGCGCCAGCAGGTGGCGGCAGATCTGATCAAACCCGACATGGCAGCGACGCGGATCGCCCACCTCTCCAAGGAGCTGCGCGGCCACATCGTAGAGATTGAGAAGATGACGCGCTCGATTGATCGCCGCGGCCTGATCCTGGCAGGCGCCGACAGCGTGATGCGCACTATGCGAGCGATCTTTAAGGACAATGAAGAGGTGATGCCGGCGCTAGAGTCCGCCTTCGAGTCGGCCTGGGCTCAGCTGACCGCCGACACGTAGAAGTTGGCAGCCTGAGCGTGCATAATGCGCGATAGGGAAAAACTTGATAGATTGGGCCCATGGCAGGTGCGTCGATCGCTTTGGCACGCCAGCGCAGTGCCAGGCTGGCCGCGCAGGGCATCAAAAAGCAGCCTGAGGTTGTGATCGAGCCTCCGCTCCACGTCCTCAAGGCTCGCGCTAATTTTGCGGTTTTCTGCGAGTTGATGGGCAAGCCTCCGGCTCATCACATGCTGGAGTGGCATCGCGCATTTCTGACGGGGCAGAGCAACGAGCACCTACAGGACATCGCCGGTCCTAACACCTGCCTGCTCAGCCCCAGGGGTTCGGCCAAGAGTACGGTGGTGGGCCTGTTGATTGCCTGGCTGATCGGGCGGCACGCCCTGGCCCATCAGCTACTGAGGGTCCTCTACGTGTCGTACAACGTGGACGTAGCTCGCAACAAGAGCGCTGCCATCAAGAACACCATTCTCTCCAAGGAATATCAGGAGATTTTCCCGACCGTGCGTCTATCTAAGTTGCGTACCTCGGATGAGCTGTGGTCGATTGACTTTGATTTTGCCAATATCGACATCCGCGGTGAGGATGCTTTCACGGTGGCCTGCGCCGGCCTAAAGGGGACGATCACCTCCAAGCGCAGTTCGCTGATCATCGTCGACGACGCGATCAAAAGTGCCGCCTCGATTGCCAACCCCGACATTCGCCGGGAGATGGAAGCGAACTGGAACAACGTGATTGTGCCGACCATGTTCCAGGGCGCCCGCGCGATCGCCCTGGGCACGCGCTTCCATTTCGATGATCTGTTCGCCACCACCTTTACCGAGCAGAAGGGTTGGCGGGTGATCACCCAGTCGGCCCTGAGCTACGACGATGATGGCCGCCCCCGCAGCTACTGGCCGCAGATGTGGTCGTCGAAATATCTGTTGAAGCTGCAGGCGGATGACCGGGTCTCGTTCTCCTACCAGTACATGAATCAGCCGATCCGCTCGACCGAGCTTGGCGTCAGTCCGGAGCTGTTCATCAAAGGCGAGGTGCCTGACGTTTATGACACCATCGGCGTCGGCATCGATCTGTCGGCCGGCATGAGCGAGCGCAACGATTGGACCGTGTTCACTCTGGCGGGCCGAGTTGATGACAAGTGCTATGTGATCGATTACCGTCGCATGCGCTCGATGGGCAACATTGAGAAGGTCGAGGCCCTCTGCGAGTTGCTGTTGGAGTGGAATCTGCTGCGCGTCAACGACCAGGGCCAGTATTTTTCGACCGATTCTCCGGTGGTGATCTGGCCTGAGGTGGTCGCCTACCAGAAGAGCTTCGAGGGTGACCTCAAGCGCGTGCTGTTCAACGAATGGCAGCTCTACAACCTGTCGATCTCGCCGGTAAAGGGGTTCCGGGGCGACAAGCTGGCCCGACTGCGGGGCATCTTGGGCCTGTTCCAGGGCGGCAAAATCGTGTTCAACAAGTACCGCGACTTCAGCTGCATGATCGATGAGATCGTCAATTTCGGCCATACGGCTCACGACGACTGTGCCGATTCGCTCAATATCGTCGTGCAGGGCCTGATGCGCCGTGGTTCGGCGCAGGTGGAGTGGACCTAACATGGAGCCATGAGCCAGCCCCGGACTGAGCGTTTCCGCCGCATCCTCGAGGCTGCCCGCAAGCGCGAGGGCAGCAGTGGCGTCGACACCATGATCGTCAACTCGCATCTCAGTCAGATGCGGTTGTTCATGCTGCGTCAGGGGCTGGAGTTTTACCCCTCTCAGGACACCTTCGGGTTTCGCAAGACCTTTCTTGCGGGTCTGATCGAAGAGAACGAGATCGATGCCCGCCTCGAAGGGATCATCGATGACTTTCTACTGGACGGCAAGGGGCTGTGGTACTTCCGCCCCGTACGCGAGACCTATCGGCTGATGTGGTTCGCCAAGGAGAACTACCGGGCCTATTACGACGCCTCCGGCGAGCTCGAGGAGGTCGACCTGATCTATTCGTTCAGTGTGCGCGATGGTGTTCAGGGCAGCGCTTTGGCCATGGCCGGTGAGCGCGGATCGCTGCGTTATGTGCGGTTGCGGGTGCGGCGTGATTCCATCGTCGAATCGATCACCCATGAAAAGCCGAGCTTCGACGCGGCCTTGACCAACGTGGCTGGCGCTTTCGGAAGCACCCGCACGGTGACCAACAGTCTGGGCTTCATCCCGGCGGTGGAGTCCTACAACAACATGCGCTCCACCGGTATGGACGCCACCGGTGAGTTCGATTGGCTCAGCGAGCAGATCGTCACCCACGACGAGATGGTCAAAAATATCCGCGCCAACATTACTTTCTACGGCAATCCGACGCTGGTTTCCAGTCGTCCCAAGCACGACTTGCTGGAGTCGGGCGAAAGCGAGGAGTTGCGGCCGACGATCAGCTCCCAGGCCGGTTTTTACGCGGCGAGTCGGCCCTCGACCCGGGTTAGCACCCCCCTGGGCGGCGGCGGCACCGGCGGCTTCAAGGTGCCGCGCATCATCGCCAACATCGAGGCCACCGATCGGGTCGCCTACATTACCCCTGATGCGGTCAGTGGTGATCAGAATCTTTATGCGCGTCAGTATCGCGAGGAGTTGCGTAATGCCCTCGGTGGTGTTGACGAATTGGGGGTGAGCACCGGTGCTACCGCCTACGAGATCAAGTCGTTGTACGGCCGCGCTGCCACCACGGCGGCTCGCAAATGCCGGGGCCTGCTGACCTATGGCCTCTGCAAGCTGCTGGCATTGGTGCTGTTCAACGAGGAGCAGATCTTCAAGGACTCCTTTGCCGCGGCGATCGGCATGAGCCGCCCGGCTCCGCCACTGGCCGAGCAGCTGCCGGATGCTGAGGCCTACCAGGAGGCGACGCGCCTGTTTGAGGAAGCCATCGAGAAGTTCAATGTGGTCCTTGATCAGCGCATCTTCGAGGCGGTGCAGGCACGCCAGCTCCCTGCGGGTGTGGTGGGCCTGATTCCTGATGGCGATCGCCGCGTGCAGTGGCGTTGGAAGGGTCCCGTCTTTGAAGACTCCACGGAAGATATACTGAATTCAAGCATTGTCGTGCGCAATCTTCAGGAACTGGGTGTCAACAGCATCGAGGCTCTGAGGTATCTCTTCCCGGATAAAACCGATGAAGAGCGCAGCGCAATGCTCAGTGGCTATCCATTCCGGATGGCACAAGCCACGCAGCAAAGCATTGGCACCTTCCTGTCGCTGATTCAGAACATGCGACAGATCCCCCACCCGCAGGCACCGGATCTTCCGTTGCTCGCAGACCCCCGGCTCGATCTGACGCCTTACGTCTACCGAGCCCTCGAATTCCTTAAGCGAGAGCTGACCTATGCAGGACAGTACAGCGACGGTGCAGGCACCAACGAGCCCGCAACCCTCGATCCCCTCCAGCGTGGCCGCACCGATCGCGGCCTACCCAGCGAGCCAGGCGGTGAACGCCCCAGCTTCGTTCCCGACAGCCTCGATGGCCGCGCCGGCGTCCTACCCTTCGGCGCCGGAGGCCCCGGTGGCAATGCCCCAGGCCAATCCCTGGCAGCAGGCCTACCAGGGGCTGCTCGCCAGCCTGAGCGCGCCGCAACCATCCCAGCCCCAGGCTCCTTCCTGGCCGATGACCCCACAGGCGGTGGCGCCCTCGGCAGCGCTGAGCTACCAGGCGGCTCCGTCCGTTACGGCGCCGCTGACCTCAATGCCCCAAGCAATGCCGGTCTCTTCCCCGGCGATGCCGTCAGCGGCACTGAGCTCGAGCGCCGAGCCGAGCGCAGCCGCGAGCGACGAGTATCTCGCGAGCGTCAGCGGCGAAAGTCTTGAGGTCCTGCAGCACTTCGGCGTTGAGGCTCCGGCACTGCTGAACCGTTACGCCTGTGTGGTCGAAGATGCCCTGCTGGCCCAGGCCCGTCAGACCGCCGAATCACTGCAGCAAGTCCAGACCCTGCAGCAGCAAATCCAAGATGCCCAAACGGTAATCACCGCCGCGGCCGAGGACAACGGTGCTTATCACACCCTGCTGAGCAATCCCGATCTGCTCGCCAACTACGTCAACGAGTTCTTTGGTCCCAACGGTCCCTACCCGACCGAGACCATGGCGGACCGCCTGGCTGCTGAGGTGGCGGCCAACGAACAGCGCTTTGCGCCTGCTGCCGCCCAGCCCGCCCCCGCTTCCGCTGCGGCCTTCCGCCGTCCCCAGCTGGACATGCCCGCTCCGGCCGTGCAGGCCGCTGGTGGCGATGACTTCTGGGGGACGTTCTCAGCTCTGATGGACCAAAACCCCGCCGCTGCTTCCCAGTTCCTGGCCCAGGCCGCGACGCCTGAAGCCCTGCGCAGCAAGATTCTGGTGTCGGAGGGTTGACCATGGCCATCCTTCCTCCCAGGGTGAATCTGGACGCCCAGCGCCTCAACGCCAGTCCCAACACCCCCAGTAGCCATCAGCTTCTGCTCGCTGCCCAGCAGCAGGGCGCCATGGCCGAAAGCCGTGCCATGACCGAACTCCCTCAGCGGGTGAACGAGGTGCGCCACGAACTGCAGGGGCGCCAGCAGCAGGCCAGTGACATGGCTTACCGCGCCAAGGCCGCCGTGCAGTCCCTGGTCGATCCGGAGTCCCTGCCGGGCCGGGCCGGGGTGCTGGCCATGGCTGCCCAGGCGCCTGAGGGCATGAATCCTGATCTGGCGATTCTTGCTCGCCTGGGCATGGCCTAGTCGTTCATAGCGCACGCTGCAGCATCGCTACAGTGATAACAGCGTGCGCCACTCCATGCGGCTGGCTGCTCAAGTTGACGTTCTCGATGCCCTGGCAGCGCAGGTTGCTGGGGCATCGTCGCAACGTTCGGCGCAGATTCAGCGTATGGAGCACCTGGCTGAGCTCGTGACCCAGTTGCGCAGTGGCGGACTGTCTGATCAGGCGGCCCTGCAACAAGGTTTGCGCATTGTCGACGGCCAGGAGGACGCGCCGCGCCGCTCCTTGCGCTTTGCGGCGACCCATGGCGACCCATCCTGAGGCGTTACAGCAGGCGCGCGATCTGATCGAGCGCTTTGAAGGCATCGAGACCAAGGCCTACCTCGATGCTGTCGGCGTGGCCACCATCTGCGCTGGCCTGACCCGCTACCCCAACGGCAGCCCGGTCCGGCTGGGGGATGTGTGCGACAGCCAGGTCTGCCGCGGCTACCTCGAGCAGATGCTGCGGCAGGTCTACGCCCCGCAGCTCGAACGCATCCCGGGCTGGGCGCGCTTTGGTCCTTCACGGCAGGCGGTCCTGTTCAGCTTCGCCTGGAATATGGGCGCTCGCTTCTACGGCAGCGAGGGGTTCGAGACGATCAGCCGCGTGCTACAGGAGGGCGCGCAGCGGCCCGAGGCGTACCGCTCCATGGCCGGCGCCCTGGGGCTTTATGTCAACGCCGGTGGGCGCCCCCTGCCGGGCCTGGTGCGCCGCCGCCAGGAGGAGGCCGCTCTTTGGAATTCGGAGGACAGCACCATGCTGCGATTCATCGCACTGCAGGACACTTGGCTTAAGAAGGCGCCGATCGATGGGGCCTGGCTTTCGGATCTGGGTAAGCGTCCCATCGCCAAGGGTGAGACCTTGACACTGAGCCGCTGTGATGAAATCGCTCGCGATTCCCATGGCTGGTTCACGCTGGAGTCCGATGGCGCGCACTGGGCGGCGTTTCTGCCCCATTGGCGCGCGGCGGGAGCCGCCGCCGCTGCTGTCGTAACTGTGGCCGTGGATTGGGGTGATTTCAACGCCGCTGTCGGGCGTTACATCAGTGTCGGCGAGGTGTTGCAGTACGACTCTCGTCGTCGCCCCAGGCCCGGCAGTGCCGAAGAGAAGGCGATCCTGGCTCTGTGCCGCGAGTTTGATGCCATTCGCGAGGCCTGGAAGGGTCCCCTGGGGATCACCAGTGGGTACCGGCCTGAGCCCATCAATCGCCAGGTGGGTGGCGTACCGAATAGTTTTCACGTCAAGGGCATGGCTTTGGATATTTGTCCGGTCGATGGATCGCTGGAGCAATTCCATCGCTGGCTGCTGCCGCGCTGGAGTGGTGGCTACGGCGACGGCCGGCCGCGAGGATTCATTCACATCGATACTCGCGATGGCGGACGGTTTCATTCCCGCGGTGGCGTGAAACCTAGTGCTGTGTGGATTTATTGATCTCGTTAGACTGTGACCAGCAGTCCTTTTGGACACTTCGACATGGCTGTTATCGATAAAATCATTCGCCTCGGTTCTTCCGGCAAGCGCGTGATTACGGGCCCCGCCGAGCTGGTCGGTCCCAAGGCCAACAGTCAGCGCGTCAATTTCAGTTCGGTGACCCGCATCACCGATTCGGTCGATTTCTATGAAATCACCGATGGCAGCGGCGCCAGTACTGGTTCCTACACGATCACCCTGCGGCCGGTGGGCACCAATGGTTTCACGGCCCGGCTCAGCGGGATCGGCCGGGTTGCGGTGGTACGCCAAGTCGATGGCGTCAACACCCCCTCTACGGCGGCCACGGTGCTGGCGAACAAGGCTCCGGCCAACAGCACTAGCAGCTTGGTCCTTGGCGCGTTTGCGGTCAACACCAGCGATCGCCTGTATGTGATCGTTGAGCGCCGCGACGCGTCCACAATCAAGTACCAGCTGGAGGTCGATCGCGCCTGACTAGCGTCCTTGGCCAATGGGCAACTTGCGGCCGTGACTGGTCTTTGAGCCCCGACCCGCCCCTTGGCGGGTCTTTTTGTGGACCGGCTCGCGATGCCGCGGTGTCGCAGCGCTTGACTTGGGCTTGACCATCAGACCACCCGCACGGCCATGGCGCCGATGTTGAACTGCACGGTGTCACCGTTCTGCACATCGACACTGGTGGTCAGTGCACCGGAGGCCAGGAAGTTGCCACCGGTTTGCGCATCCCAGAGGCCAAAGTGACTGATGGATTGGGTGCTGACATTGGCGGCGTTGGTGGTCAGCTGCACAGTGCCGGTGTTGGTGATTTGGAAGCCACCGCCACTGGCCGCTCCGACCACGGAGAAGGCAGCGCTGGAGATGGCCACGCGATTGGCCGTTCCGGTCACGTTGTTGGTGACGTCATTGCTGGTGCCCGCCGTGCCAGGGTCGCCGGTGTGGACGGAGACGTAAACATTGCTGAGCGCCGAGGCAAACGTGATTCCCTTGACCCACTCAAGAATCTCTGTCGCAAGGTATTGCGAGAAGGCCATGTCGCGCCCGGATCGTCCTTCCTATTGTGGCAATTTCTTGACGGCGAGCGTCAGCGAGAAGCCTTAATATCCGTAGCCACCGCCAGATGAGGTCACCGTCAGGGTGCCGCGGGGCAGAAGAGAGCCGCCCGCTGCAGCTTGCAATCTGTGGTATTGCTTAAGGCGCCCCTGCAGGAGCAGGCTGCCCGTGGCGACGCCGCGTGGGATGGCCAGGGCCGAGCCCAGTGGAGCGCTGCCGCCGGCATTGCCGCCCAGGGTTTTGATGCTGCTGGGCCTCGCCAACGTGGCGCGGTTGCTGTTGGCGCCCCCGGCCGCGCCGTTGAGCTTGGCCATTGCCAGCCGCCCCGCTAAGCCACCACTGCCAGCACTGCTGCCGAGGAGCTCGCGGTAGCTGATCACCAGCAGCGCTACGGCGAAGGGTAGGGACTGCCACTGGGTCGAACTGACCGTGAAGTAGTAGGTGCCGGCCGGTTGCCGGGCTAGCCGCTCGTTGACGTCGGTGTTGTGAATGTCGTTGCTGCGGGCAAAGCCGGCCTCATCGAGGCTTAGCGGGCGGCGTTCGCCATCGCAGATGCCAACGGTGATGTAGTGGTCGGTGCGATCATTGACACGCCCCTGCAAGATGCGCAGGTCAGTGGGATTGGCGCAGGTGACCTTAAAGAACAGGGTGGCGGCGCCGGTTTCGCTACCAACCACGCCGCTGATGACAGCGCTGAGGTTGTCGCGCATGCCGAAGTCGCGCGCTTTGTGCGGTGAATTGTGCTGCACATACTGCGGCCGCAAAAATGACGGCTGCGTGTTGTCGCTGCCGCCATAGCTTTTGCGCAGCGCTTCGATGGCTTCCGACTGGGTCAGCAGGCCCATGGCAGTCGCCTCCCAGCGGCCCACGAGAAAGCGGCAGCCCGATCCATCATGCTAAAGACGAGATGCATGCCGCCCTGACGCCTCAGTGCATGTTAATAGAGCGCAAAAGCCAGGCGCCGCCGCACGGTAGCGAGCCGCACGGCGGATCGGTTGCCAGCCCAAGGAAACGACAAAAACTTGAGCTCCTGGAGGGAGTGCCCCTGACGCCGTTCTTCTTTGGGGCCCACGCATGCTAGCGGCTTCGTTTCTGCAGCTTGTGGCGCATGTCGCGCTGAACGTAGGGTCGTAGCGCAGTCATTAACGCGTCGCCCTGGCTGTAGCGAATGGCCAAGGATTTGGTTTCGCCTTTGCGGATGTTGGGATCGCTTTCAAAGCCCAAGTCGGCCAAGTACTGGCGCAGGATCCAGAAATCCAGGTCGCGCAATTGGCTGTGCTGGGTGCCAAAGCGGGCCTTGCCGGCATGCCAGCTGCCGCTATCCAGCCACAGGGCGGCCAGGCCTCGCAAGCCGCACAGCTGCAGCACTTCAGTGGACAGGGTCCAGCGGTCCCGGAGGTAGAGCAGTTCGTAGACCTGGTAGAGCCCTTCTCCCTGCAGTCGAACCCTCTCGATGTCATAGAAACCCTCGCCGGGCAATCGGTCCTGGTGCACCGTCAGCGGCGTTTCATGCAAGCGCCGCAACTGCCGCAGCTGATGACTTAGGTAGGGCCGCTCGGTCTCCGGTCGCTGCAGCGTCAGCCATGGGCGCATGGCCGCCCCCTTGAGGCTGAGCTTCCCCCGGCCCAAGCAGTAGCTCAGTGCGTGCACTACGAAGGCTGCGCTCATCCCAGATCTCACGAGTGAACAGGTGCCGCCGGCTCGACGGCGCATAGGGCGCCAGGGCTTGGCGCAATTTGTCGGCGTTGCTGCAGTTGAATTGCAGACGTGGTTGCACGCGCTGCTCATCCAGTCGGGATTGGGCGCCGGTGAGTAACTCCAGCCAGGCGGCGATCTGTTGAGCCTCCTCGGGGCTGCGTCCGACCCGGGCCAGCTCGACACTGCCGTCATTGCGGGGCCGGGCTCCTTCGGCCCAGAGCCAGGCGGCGGCATTGCCTCCCAGCAGTTCCAGGGCCAGCGGCGTGATGGTGCGCTCGCCGTGGGGATAGAGCAGGTTGTAGATCGGCCGCAGACGATTGGTGGAGACGCGAAAGCGCAGCACCCAGGAGCAGCGGCCGTTATGGCGGGGCGCTGTTTTGTAGGGAGCAATTTGCGCTTCGGTAGCAATGAAGTGGCGGAATTCGGCGACCTTTTCCTCGAGAAAAGCCGACTCATGCACTCCGGCCGTCAATGTCAGCTGCACGTAGCCACCACTGGGACTGCGGTAGGGCATCAGGCTGCCGTCGACGAGGAGCAGAGCCAGCAGGCCGCGTACGTCGGCGGGCTCCAAAAGTTTTCCCTACAAAACTTCACTATAGTCAGAAGCAGAGGGCAAATTGCATGCCCTTGCTTTCACCTTTCCTCTCGGAGCGTTTCGTCCCATGTGGATTGACAACGATTTTCCGAAGCTGCTTGGTGCAGAGCTGTATCGGCCCCATCCCAGCTACATCGTTGAGATGGCTGTTGAGCCTGTCGTGGTTCACGACTTCGCGAAGCAGCCCGGCCAGACGGTGCAACTTGACCGCTATCGCTTCTGGGGTTCCCCGGGAACCAAAGACAGCCGCGAGCGCACCGCCGATCAGACTCTTGGCACTGCATCTTCGCGCAGCATTGTCAAGGACAAGGTCCTTGTCAATCTGAAGGAGTACACCGGTCCTGCGGATCCTACCGACACCAGTGCTCCCTCGACATTCAAGGTGGCACGGGAGACCCTGCTGACCGCCCAGCGCCTGCTGCTGGACACCGGCAACCTGAATGTGTTCCACCAGTCCATCGGCAGCCTCACCCTGCTCGACGATTACCGTCGCTGGCGTGATCGCGTGTTCGCCGATGAGCTGTTCAAAGCCGAAGCCAATGGCGCGGCTGACAGCACCAAGGGTGGCTATTACTACCCGCTGAAGAAGTCCAAGGCGGCTTCGGCTCCTTTCCTGACTTACGCCACCGGCGAATCCGCCAAGTTCGATGTCAAGACCGACCTGCTCGAGGTCGTCAAGGACATGCGTAAGCGCAACGTGCCCACCTTTGCTGATGGGTACTACCGCTGCATTGCCGACCCCACGGCGATGATGCACCTGCGGCAGAACGATGCGTTCCGTGAGATCGCGCGTTACGCGGGCAACGGGATGGTCAATCCCATGCAGCCCGAGCTGGCTCCCAATGCCAATTTCTTCCGTGGCATGGGTCCCGCCTACGGCCAGGCCGGCTTCGTGGCTGGTCAGCCCGTGATGCCCTCCGGCTTCCTGTTTGAAGGTGTCCGCTGGTTCGAGAGCACCAACCTGCCTGAGAAGTCGCTGCAGGTGACCATCACCGATGCCTCGATCACCAACACGGTGACCACGGCAGCCCCCATGCTGTTCTTTGGCCCCCAGGCCGTTGGCGTGGGCATCGGCGGTAACAACGCCCAGATCCTGTTGAACAACAACGACGACTTCAGTCGTTTCATCATCATGATCTGGTCGCTCTTCGCTGGTTTCGAGATCCTGAATAGGGATTTCGTCTCCGTGGCTTATTCCTTCGTCTACTGATAGGAGGTAGAACCATGGCGAAGAAGATCTATCCCGGCAACTACGTCAATCGCCTCAGCTCCTACCAGGGGCAGCCTGCGGTTTGCGTTCCTGGCCGCGCCTACCATCACGTCACTGGCTATGCCCTGGTGAACGCCACCGGCGGCACCAGCTTCGATGTGATCATCCCGTCGCCGGACATGCGCGCCGACGACAAGCCTCGGGCCAACATCACCGGACTGGTGGTGCCCGTGGGTGCCAAGGTGTATCACCTGGGTGTCCGCGTCCCCGATCTGCGCGAAGACCGCAGCGTTGGCAGCGCCTTCAGCAGCCTGGTCGGAACCAACACCAACCGCCTGAAGCTGGCTAGCGCAGTGTCCACCGCGGCGACCGGCACCATTGCCGCCACCGCCCTGGGCACGGACTCCTCGGCAATTGCCGTGGCGAGCACCACTGTGGCCCCTGTGGCCAACGTGTTCGGTGTGATCACCCCTGTGGCGATCACGGGCTCGGCCCTGACCCTGAAGGTCTTTGTGACCGACAGCACTGGTACGGCCGCTGGTTCGACCCTGACCTCGACCGCCACCGGCGGCACCCCCATCATCTGCGAGGTGGCTTACTACCTCGAGGACGTGGTGGCTGATCTCAACGAGGTCGCGATCCCCTACATCACCGAGAGCTGAACTCGGTTTCTTTCCCTACAATGGGGGCGTCTGATTACTCAGGCGCCCCTTTTTTGTTCGCTATGGCGCTGTACCAGAACATCAAGAACGGTCAGTTGGTCGAGTTCATCGCTCACCACGACAAGGATTACGCGATGATTCGCAACTCAGCCGGCGTCGTCCAGTACGTGCCCCTGGTTGAGTTGGTCTCCTACGAGCCCGGCAAGGGTCGCACCGGTGAAGTACCGAGGCCGCAGTCGGCTGAAACACCGTTGGACGAGGACGCGATCCCTGAAGCCGCGATTCCTGTGGACATTCGGCTGAACATCAACACGGCCACCGCCGAGGTCATCGCCAAAGCGGTTAAAGGTATTGGCTATTCAACGGCCAAGAAGATCGTTGAGCTGCGACTGTCGCTCCCTGGCGAGCGGTTCAGCAATCTCGACCAGCTCAAGCGCATTGGCCGCGTTGACTGGGACGAAGTGATTGGCGCTGATCTGATCTACGTCGGCTGAGCACCTTAGAATTGCCCTAGTGCCTTGGCGCAAGCGTGGAGCTTGACGAGTACAACAAATCTCGCTGCCGCTTCCACCTTGGCTACAACGTGGGTGCCAATTTGCCGGCGGGCGACATTGCCCGGCTGGAGGAGGCGATGGCACGTGTCCCGGATAGCTATTTTTTTGCCCGGGTTGTCGAGCACCTTGACCGCTGTGACAAGGCTTACCGCATTTCACAGATCTTCCGTGTTGAGGACCAGCCCCAGCCCAGCCGGATTGAACGGATCACCGGTGACACGGACCGGGCGATCTACCAGTCCGATCCGCTGAAGGCCGCCAAGGATTATCGCGAGGTCTACCTGCGGGAGGTGGACCTGCTGGCCGAAACCCTCTATGTGGCGAACTATCGCCGCGACGAGGTGCGCCGCTACGCCTTCGAGCGCGGTGGCGTCGAATTCATCATGGCCGTCCCGGGGCCAGCTGATACCGCCGTCGGCACCCGCGTGCTGCAGGCGACGGGTTCCATGAATTGGAGGTGACCATGCCCAGCGCACCAGGTTGGATTGATGTTCCCGGCAAGGGCAAGCGTTACCGGATGGCTGACGGCAGCCTGCGCTTTGTCTCACCGGACGAGGTGACCCGCGACCCGGTGGGGCTGGTCACCTACGGCCTGCAGGGGTTTGCCGATTTCCTGAACCAGGTCCAGGGCCGTCCTGTCCTGGCTCAGGAGGCATCCATCCGCTCTGCGGCCACTGCCCGCTCGGTGACCCCGCCCGGCAATTACCGGGTCCCAGGCGTGGGAGAGTTTGACGTGCGCAGTGGTCGCCCGGTCGGCGCCATGGCTACGGCCCCACTGGTGACAGCGCCGATTGCCACACCGGCGCGCCAGGCCGAGCGCTCCGAGCGCAACCGCATGCTGCAGCAGGCCGGCGGACCCAACATCAGCCAGCGTCTGGTGCCGACCGAGGCCGAGGCCGAGGCGATCAATGCCGCCCAGGCCCGGGCGCAGGATGCCGTGATTGCCTACCGCGGCCAGGACAGGGATTCCACCACCACCTCCCTGCCGGCTCAACTCGACCAACGTGATCCTATCTACGCCCAGCGCGCTGACATCCAGGCCTGGATGGAGGCCAATAAAAATGCCCCCAAAGGCGCCGATGGCATGAACATCGTCGACCGCTTTTTGGCCAGGCAGCGCCCTGCTGCCGCGGTGGACGAAGCGCCAGATTATGCGCCCGCTGGTGCACCCACCCAGCCCTGGGGCGCGGCTGATGCCCCCGGCGCCCCTAAGAGTGAAGGCACGGTGGTGGGCGAGAAGTACTACGGCAAGACCTGGGACGGCAGCCGCTGGGTGGAGGCGGGCGACCCCCTAGCCCAAACGGATCTGCGCCCGGCGAGCCAGGCCTTCCCGGTGGAGCCTGCCCAGGTCTTGGGCGGTGAGCTGGAGTTTGCGGCGCAGGCGACGGCGCAGGAGAGCAACCTGAACTTCAATAGCCCCTTGCCGCTGGCCAACCAGGCCCAGGCCGAGCAGAGCCAGAAGACTGAGGCCCTGCTCAAGCGCTTTCTCCCGGCGGCGCGAGACCTGAACACCCCGACCTACGGCCAGTGAGTCCGCGCTGAACCATGAACACGCGTCATCCCCAGGGCAAGTTCAACACCGGCAGCATTCGCGGCGAGCTGCCCCAGGAGGGCCGCTGGTACGAGGACCGGGCCCAGGGCCGCCAGATCGCCAGCGATTTCACGGCCGCACCGGGCATGGTGCCGAGCAATCCGGTCAACTTCCAATCGGCCCGGCCGGTGCCTTCGACGTTTCAGTACGACGCGATTGCCAACGGTCTGACCACCTACGGCAACCCCTATGGCGATGGCCGCACGTTTCTGCGGGGCGAAGAGCCGCTGCTGACCACGCCCGGACCGGCGGCGAGCTTGATCCAAGCCGCTGCCCCCGCTGCCGATGCTGCCGCTCAGTCGCGCACGCCGGGCTATGGCTATGGAGCTAACAGCCCCCTGGCCCGCATCGACGCTGCGCAGCAGTTGCAGCCACCGGCGCCGCTGGGTATGTCGACCAGTCCCAAGCTCACCGCCAGCGGCCCCCAGCGGGACGTGCCCCGCGATGCGGCTTGACCAATCTTGCGGCGGTTAAACTGATAGCTATGGCGTTCATTGACATCAGCTACAGCTGATCGGAGGTTCGTTTGGCGACGTCGAGCTCAAACAAAATGCCGCTCCTGGTGGATCGGCCGTTGCACGCCTTTGCCACCTTGGGAGCCGCTGCCGCCCTGTCGTCGGCGACTAATTTCAACACCGTGCTGGGCGCAGGATGCGAAACCCTGGTGGACTGCACCAGTAATGACGGCGCAGTCGTTGATTCGTTGTCGTTGGTGATCACCGAAGCCTCGACAACCACCAGCACCGTTCTGGTGTTTTTAAGTGTTGCGGCGACTTCGGCTGGCATTGCGGCGAGCAATACCGTTTGCGTCGCCTCAGCTGCGATCCCAGGTGGTAGCTCAGCGGGCCAGAGGGTCAACATCAGCCTGCCGCCCTTGAGCGTGCCAGTACCGAACTTGGCGAGCCCGGCAGCCACGATGGCCACCTACCCCACGGAGACCGACAAAAAGAACACCGGCCTGTATGTGCCCTCCGGTGCAGTGATTTATGTCGGCTTGAGCGCTGCCCTGAGCGCCCCTAGCGCGGCCACCCGGGTGCATGTGTTTGCCCAGGGCGGCTTCTTCTAACCGCCCGCCCGTTGCCGATCGATGAGCTCCTACGCCAACGCCAGCCGCGAAGACGAGATCAAGGCGATCTATCGCACGATCCTTGGCCGCGAAGCCGACAGTGGCGGCCTGCAGAATTACGCGTCATCGGGCCTGAGTCTCGATGACATCCGCTCCTCGATTGGCCAGTCGCCGGAATCCCAGGCCCGCAAGGAGCGACAGGTTGAGCAGCTGTACCAGTCCGTGCTGGGCCGCGGTAGCGACGCTGGCGGACTGGCGAATTACACCCGCAACGATCCTCGCGCCCAGGACGGTTTTACGGCCGAGGAACTGACTTCACTGGAGCGCGATTTCCGCGGCAGCCCGGAATACCAGGCCAAGCAGGCGCGCGCTGCGGCTCCGCCCCCACCTCAGCCGCAACCAGCGCCGCCAAGTTCGGGTTCCAGTCAGCCACGGTTCTCGACCGCCTACGGCCAATCCCCGGACTATTTCGGTGGTGAAGATTACAAGGCTGCCAAGGCCTCCGGCGCCAGCGACAGCGAGATCTTGGGCTGGCTGGATCAGAACCGCCGCCTGCTGCGCGAGCAGAACGTGCCTGGCGGCGGCGGTCTGTACGACCAGATCAAAGCGGCGGCCGGTACCGCGGTCGCGTCCAAGCCCGTCGATCCCGCCGCGGGGTTTGAGGCGGTACTGGGCCGTTACAAAGAACAGTTCGATCGCATGACCCAGTCGCTCAATGAGGCGATCAGCGGACGGGGCGCGATCCAATCGCAGTACGAGAAGACCCTGGCTGATACCCGCGCTGGCTACGACCGCGAGCGTGCTGACTTCCAGGCCCGCCTCAACAGCCTGCAGCAGCAGGCGGAGGAGGCCACCAGCCAGGCCAATCAGTACCGCGATGAAGCCAGCAGCTATCAACTGGACCGGTTGCGCCGCGGCGTCAGTGTCAGTGGCGGCGGCAGCGGTGATGGGGTCGATCAGCTGGCCGCCAATACCAGTGGAGCGCGGGTGAACAGCGGCTCGCGGCCCATGGTGAACACCCAGGTGGAGATCGATGCCACCGATAGCGTCCTGAATCGCAAAGGCCCGGTGGTCGAGACCTTGGGCAGCGGCTCCACCCGGGCCATGGCGCGTTCCCGCGGCAGTGCCGCCCTTTCCAGGCCAGTCGCCCAGGCCCATTACGCTCGCCGCTTCGGCTGATGGCCGGGGTCGGCCCGCGACTCAATGGCGGCTTGGGGTTGTCATCGGTGCAGCGGTCGAGCCCTCCTCGCGCGGCGGGGCTCTATCCCCGACAGGGCGAGGGATTGGGGCAATACGGCAGCACGGCCTACCCGACCGTGGTGGAGTCGTACAACCGCAGCACCGACTACAAGCGCTGGAAGCTGGGCCAGGAGTACTTCTTTGGCACTGGTCGCAGTTGGGGCGACTTTCAGATCTACAGCTTGGCGCGATTTGTCACCGGCGCCGTCGACGGCACCTCCAAGGAGGTGACGACCCTATTCCCTTCAGGTATTTCGCCGGAGAAGACCTGGTACGTCAGCTGCCGCACCCGTGGCTCGATCATCCTGCCGGTTCCGTTGAGCAGCGGCCAAATCACGCTGAACACCGCCGATCCCGACCCGGCCAATCACACCTTGACACTGGATGTCAGCGGGGTGTTGAGCCCGGCGCAGGTGGCTGTGTTCTCGATCTTCATCGGCGATCAGTTCGAGGACTCGGCCAGTGGCCCCAGCTACCCGGCCGATTTGGTGGGGCGCGATGCCGGCAGCCTGGCCCTGACGCTGACCGGGGTCAATGCGGCGGCCTTGACCTTGACGTTTGACCTCTCCCGTCCTGCCGGACGGGTGCAGCGCAATGGCCGGATCTACTGGTCGCGGTTGGCCTATGACCCGAGCGCGCCGCTGAGTTGGCGCGCCGATGGCAGCCGGCATTTGTGCAGCAGTTTCAAGTTCTTCTGCTGCTGCCCGGACCACCTGGGCGGGTCACTGGCCAACCTGGAAGCACCGGATCGGGGTCAGCCGCGCGACCTATTTCCCAGGCCCAACGCCGCACGCCCCGTGGTGTCGGCCTGGGAGCGTCAGGGTGTGGGGTATTACCGTCAGTGGCGCACGCTGCCGCGCCGCCGTGACGAGCGCCGGGAGTGCAAACACATTCACGCGATTCGCTGGGAGTGCGGCGTGCCCTGGCTGGAGCCCGACGACTATCCCGTCGGCGATGAACGGGTTTACCTGGAATTCGCTGCCGAGCAGGAGCGGCGTTTTTCCAGTGAGGAGATCATGGAGTATTTCCGCTTGCGCCAAATCAACTGGGATCGTTTCGCGATGACGATTGCCGATGCTGTTGGCATCATTTTGTTTCCTGGCGGAGATCCCCGCGACGCGATACGGCCTGATGCCCGACCCTTGCTGTGGAATGACGCCGAGAAACCGCTAGCGACCTGGTGCCGTCAAAACGATTGGTGGCTGCAGCGCGGCAGCCAGCGTCTGCGGATCTTTAACAGCGCGATCCAGGATTTCGAGGATCAGGTAAGCGTTGCCAGCCTCAACTATCCGGTGCTTCAGTTTGTCGAGCCAGGCGCCGCTGGTGCGCCAGTGGTTGTTCCGTAGCTGATTTCTAGAATCAAGCAAAGGGCCGCAGCCAATGACAACTACCACCGATCCGCAGCGGCGGCCGGTTTTGTACGACCTCAGGAACCGGAGGCTGTTGGCCGATCCGGCGATCGGCACCAACTATGTCGTGATTCCGTCGCCTGTGGATGGGGACACGACGATTGATTTGATTAACACCGCCACCAGCGCGGTGATTCAGGCCGCCCGTGTTGTGGCCGCCAGCACCAGCGGCGCGGGCGTGGTGCAGTTGCTCGACAGCACCAGCAGCACAAGCACCACCACAGCCGCCACGCCCAATAGTGTCAGGAGTGCCTACGACTTGGCTTCTGCTGCTCTGCCTCGTGGCGGCGGCACCATGGCCGGCGCCATCTTGGGTGATGACAGCACCTCGCCCGCCGCACCTGGATATGCCTTCGATGGCGATGCCGATACCGGCCTGATGCGCCTGGGTGCCAACGAACTCGGCCTAGTGACGGGCGGGGTGGTGCGCCTCAGTATTGATGGTGGCGGCAACGTCTCGTACGGCGCCTATGCGGCGCTGGCGACCAATGCCATCGGTGTGTCGGTGCAGGCCTATGACGCCAACACGGCCAAGACCAATGTGGTGCAGAGCTACAGCGCGGCTCAGCGCGGCACGGTTTCCGCCCTGGGCTCAGTGAGCGCAGGAACCACCACGCTGAATTTCGCCAGCGCCAACAATTTCAGCTTGACACTGCCGGCTGGGGGCACGGTCACCTTGGCTACGCCAGCCAACGTGAGCGCGGGTCAAAGTGGCGCGATCACCATCACCCAGAACAGCAGCACAGCGGCGACGGTTGCTTATGGCACAGCTTGGAAATTTGCTGGCGGCGCGCCCTCGATCAGTTCAACGCTGGATAGCGTGTCGGTGATTGGTTACTACGCCGAGTCCGCCAGTCGCATCACAGCCACGTTGCTTCCGAATTCCATTTCTTGAGACCGGTTCCAGACAGCTCACTCTGAGCTGGTTCTTAGAATGCTGGTCAAGGGATTACGTCGGGCCCATGCCAGCCATTCGGATCGAAGGGCGCGACTACGAAGAGATTGCGGTCCGTCAGATTCGGGGTGCCGTTCAGACAACGATCACAAGCATCGCCCTGCCTACTGGTGCAGCAACCGAGGCCACGCTGGCCCAAGTGCGTGATGCGATCAAAGCGACGATCGATCTGGAGAGCACTATCTGGACGGATGACTCCGGCGCCTATTACGTGCGCCGTGATGTCGTCAACGAAGGCACCGGTGCGATCACGATCAGCTGGACCACCCCCGACGGCAGCAGTGCCACTCCGGGTAGCGGTCTCAAGCCGCTTTCGACAGCACAGCGCAGTGTCACCCAAGAGCTGTTCGTTGCCACGGCTAGCGCCGCCGGCTACAGCTCGGGCGATTTCCTGGCGCGGCTGCTGATCCTGGACGTCAATGCCAGCACCCCTGTAGTCACGCAGGTCTGGTACAACCTCAGCACTAGTGCGGTGATTGCGGCTCCGAGCGCGGCCAATGTCACTCCCAGCGACGAATCGATCACGATTGCCTCCTCCGCGCTGCCGACCGGTGCGGCCACGGCGGCCAACCAGAGCACAGCGAACAGCTCCCTTTCGAGCATCGAAAGCAAGCTACCCAGCAGTTTGACAGTCAGTGCCACCCGGCTACTGGTCGACGGCAGCGGCGTCACCCAGCCGATCAGCGCCGCCAGTCTGCCCCTACCATCTGGAGCAGCGACAGCAACCAACCAGAGCACAGCGAACAGCTCCCTTTCGAGCATCGAAAGCAAGCTACCCAGCAGTTTGACAGTCAGTGCCACCCGGCTACTGGTCGACGGCAGCGGTGTCACCCAGCCGATCAGTGCCATTAGTTTGCCGCTGCCGTCTGGAGCGGCCACGGCGGCCAACCAGAGCACGGCAAACAGTTCGCTTGCGAGCGTGGATAGCAAGCTGCCTGCCGGCTTGACGGTCAGCAGCACCCGCTTACTGGTCGACGGCAGTGGTACCACCCAGCCTACCTCGGTCGCAGCCCGCACCCCGACGACGACCAGTATCAGCAGCAGCGCTACCAGTGTCACGATCCTGGCGCTGAACAGCAGCAGGCGCGGCTTTTCGGTCTCCAACGTCAGCACGGCCAAGCTCTACCTGAGCTTCAGTACACCGGCAACGACAACCAACGCCTTCATCGAGGTTCCCTCCGGCGGCTTCTTGTTGCTGGATCAGCAGTTGATTGTCACCAATGCGATCTACGGGATCTGGACCTCTGCCAATGGAACCGCCCAGGTCACCGAGTACGTCTGATGTCGATCTTCTTCGCCCCCGGCCCTGACCTCAGTGCGTACGCCGCCCTGGCCGTGGCCCAGACCTTCAGTGCCGCCCAGCGCGGCACGATCTCAGCGCAAGGCTCGGTGAGTGGCACGGTCACGCTCAATTTCAGTACGGCCAATCATTTTTCAATGACGCTGCCGGCGGGCGGCACGGTGACACTGGCCAACCCCAGCAATCTGACAGCAGGCCAAAGCGGCTGTCTAGTGATTACCCAGAACGGCAGCACGGCTGCGTCGGTCGCCTACGGGTCGGCGTGGAAGTTCCAGGGCGGCGCTCCCTCGATGAACGCGACGCTCAACAGCGTCAACGTGATCGCCTATTTCGTGGAATCCGCTAGTCGGATTACCGCAGCTCTCGCTCCCAACACCATCAGCTGATGATTCCCGGATCCGCTAATCCGTTGCTGCTGGCATCTCAATCCAGCGCTGCATACACGATCTCACGTTCACTGCGTTTCAATAGTAGTGACAGTGCCTACTTGTCCCGCACCCCCGCATCTGCTGGCACAAGCAGGACAACTTGGACAGTTTCTTTTTGGGCAAAACGTGCCGCCCTTGCAGCTCCGCAATGG